GCCGAGGTGAGGTCCATGGACCTGACACTGTTTTAACATTTGTCACAACTGACCCTTTTGAAAGAGGAGAATTGATCTCACTCTTCTTTTTAAGGTCACGTTGATAAATGTCAAGGACAAAATATTCGGTTCCGACTAGTTTCCGGAACCGGGCCATTGTGTCATGGCAAAATCGAACTTGTAGAAATAATATTCCTAAAGTCCAATCTGACTCGAGCAATGATGCTCGTCATGATTTAGGCCAATTAGTGAATCTAGAGACCCTCCTTTTCAAGATGGAGGATCTTTCCAGATTTCGCAAGCAAAACCTATTCTTGAGGAAGTTCTTAGAACTTCACCCAGGTCTCACTTACGTGTCCTTTAGGGGGCACACACTTGTAGTGGGTACCGACTTTGAGTCGTCAAAAGTTTTGAAAGGAATTTCCTTTCCATCCACATGGTCTCAAAAGGACATCAAACATTTGCGTTCTGATATCCGAGACTTTGCGATTAGCCAGACTAATGCTCAACGGAGTCGAACTCTTGAGAAATTACTTTCTCTTGGAGTTCCTCTAGAGCGTGTCTTCGGCGTCACAATTGATGGACAAACTTTTTACCGACTCGAGGACCCAACGCGTTTTCACCACGCGTTGGGGTTAGCTGATGCTGTTGATCTCGCAATGTTGAATCTTAATGTTCGGGTTCGTTTCCGAACAAAGACTTCAATTGCAAGTTTTCAACAGTTAGACTTCTATCATGGGATGTCACGAGTTAAATCACATTCTTTAAAGAGGAAAGTTGCTTGTCGTTCTTCACGACACAACAAGTACCTCCTTCTTCTCCATTATCTTAGGAATTTTCCTAGGGGAGTCGAAGAGAAGAGATATGTGAAATTAATCAAACTTCTTTTGGCTGGGGAATTCTCGTTACAAATGCAACAAGAACTCCCCGAAGGCTTTAAAGAAATTGGATTTCGTGTATTCCCTAGTGACGCACAACGAAGGCTCGATAATGCACTTCTTAATAAAAGAGAACGTGCACGATTTTACTTCAACATTCTTCAGAGCAAAGCTCTTTGTCACCCAGTGGGTCAAGACATGATTGATGAAGCTTATCAAAAGCATCATGATTCAATCTGTCGACCCTTGGAGAACACTATTCCCCGCGATCCTGAGATTGCGGAGAAATTGTTCGCGTTGGGAAAGAGTTTTGGAGGAAAGATGGTCTCAAATGGATTTTTTGATCCACAAAAGACACGTCTCCCCAATACTAAAGCATGTATTGAAGAAAGTCGAAAGAATGAAAAGAAACCAACAAATGCTGGAAATCTAGGTAGTCTCTTAAAAAAGACAGGCCGAGTTATTCAATATCAAGGAAACTCTTTTCTTTCTGGATCCCAAGATGGGACCCGATTCGAGCCGGTTGTGATTGGTTTATTTGGTCCTCCCGGGTGTGGAAAGTCAACTGCACTTAAGCATTTGATTTCTTACTTAGGAGAATTCTTCCCAGAAATCGATCCTGATAAGAGAACATTTACACGTTCTCAAGGATCAGAATACTGGGATGGATATGACCATCAACCCATTGTGATATACGATGACTTTGGACAAGATCGGAGTAGTCTCGCAGACGTGCGAGAATTCCCTAATATTGTCTCAGTCAATCCGTTCGATCTGAATATGGCAGAGTTGAGCTTGAAAGGCAAAGTACAATTTACTTCACCGATCATTTTACTCACTTCAAATTGTCAGTATGGAGCCAAAATTTTGGATCCAAGTGACAAACCTGTTGTTGAAGATAGTTGGGCTGTTTGGAGGAGAATCCATGTCCCCCTCTATGTAGAAGAGGGAGGATTCTTTCCTTATCAAATAGCACCATCTGACTTTAACACTTCAGATTGGGCGACCAAGTATAATACGAGGAAAACCCATCTCACAGAGTGCGTCAAGACGAATAATGTGGATCCAAAAAGATTAAGAAAGATTTTCTTAGAGAATCGGAAGGAACTTCCGACGATCCTAAAGGAGATTCGCTCGCTTCTTCGGAAACGGATGAATTTCCATGAAAATCATCTTACAGGTCGATGGACCCAGATTATTAGTCGTCAAAGATTAGAAGTCATGGAGGATGGTATCATTGTGGAGCCACATGTGACTCCCATTGATTTTCCAATTGATAATCGTGATCATACATTAGCTCTCCAGTTTCCTTGTTCTCCCCCGATGGAGAGACCAAAGGTAAAACCGGTAGCTTTAAGTGAACCTTTGAAAGTTCGAATGATCACAGCAGCTGAATCAGATACTAAGTGTCTTCAACCACTCCAAGTTGGAATGTGGAAAACACTTGGTCTTTTCCCAGAAATGTGTCTCACGGATGGAGTTAAGGAATTGGTTTCATTTTCGGATGAAACCCTACCTTGGATCTATCGAATTGAGAAAGTTGTCCAGAGACTTCGGGATTTAAACCCCGATGATAGTCTTTGGCTTTCTGGCGATTACACAGCTGCAACAGATAATATTCCAATGTGGGTGACAGAGTCTCTTCTTGAAGGGATTCTTTCACAAGTTGACCATGAGCCTACGAAACAGTGGGCTCGATGGGAGGTTTCTCCTCACGATGTTCTCTATCAAGAGAAACATGGAGGAGTTTCCACTCAAACAAGTGGCCAACTAATGGGAAGCTTATTATCTTTCCCTCTCCTTTGTTTAGCAAATTACTTTACTCTCATCCATAGCGGATTTGAGTCACACCAATTCCTAGTGAATGGTGATGATGTAGTTGCCCGGGGAAACCCAGAACAAATTCAGAGGTGGAGAAATTTTGCTCCTAAGATTGGATTATCTTTGTCAATTGGAAAGAACTTTATTGATCGTGATTTTTGCACAATTAATTCTCAATTGTTTTTCAATGGAGAAGTGCAACATACCGGAAAGGTCTCGTGTCAACATCGACACGGGACAACCATTGGATATTGTTTCCAGGAGGCTCAGTTTTACTGGGGTCCTAGTGAGTTCATTAAGGCAGAATTCGTTCGTCGAAATCTCCTTGGACTCAGAAAGACTCCTAGATCACTGGA